TACCAACGGCCATTGCACAAAGCGCGTTTATGTTAGTTTTTATACCAACAACTGATGGGAAGTTGACAGTTTTTAGGTTTTCGTAATGTCCTAGGTAGTGGTGTGGCTGGCCATCAAACCCCACCAGAACCTCGAAGTCACCAGTAGCGTTGTCGTATATACTATGTATGGTCTTGAGCAAATGCTCGTAATTCTCTGCTCTTGCAGGTATTATTATTGATACTTTAGCCATTTTTGTGCCTTACAACGAGTAGACTGTCATCATAGCGTTTTGTGTTAGCAACAATCAACGAGCAGTCGTAGTAGGCCAGTTTTTCTGCTATAGCGGCGTCGGCGACATCTTCTATGACGTAAATCGTGTTTCCTAATAGCCATTCCATTAGAGTTACGCAGCTAAATATCTGGTCTGTGGGGCGGTGCGAGCCGTCGTCGATGACTAGGTCAATATCAAACCCGATCTTTGCTATAACCCACCTTAGACTATTGCCATCGGTTTGATCGCATTCAAATACCTCAATGCGGTTATCTCTGAAAAGCCGCGCCGGATCGTTTTCTGCCCCGTATATCTGTGCATTTGGGAAGAAGTCTCGCCACATCCTAAGCCCCGCACCCTCACCAACACCTATCTCAAGAACCTTTTTTACTGATTCCCTCCTGTCTTTGAACAGATCATAATAGACAGGAGTGTAATGGTGTTTGCCCCACTTATCCGTGCCATATTTAATTGCCAGTTGTGTTAATTTATCCATACGGCAAGTTCTACTTATATATTCCTATTATTATCATCTAAGTATGTAGGCTTTGTGCCAAAACCCAACCAGCGCCTAGACCTATTAAAATGAACGATAAAAAAGACACCAGTTTTCTCGAAAGAGATGATTGTCCCAAATCTATGTGACTTGCCAAGATATTCTTTTCCAATATAAAATCTTATTTTACCCATCCCATCCTCCTTATTTCCTCTTTCCAATTCTTAGGCCATGTGGGCATGTCCGGAAACTTTTCGTCGATAAACCACTCAAAGTCGTGTACGCGACCTTCCCATCTATTATTTAACCAATAACTTGCAGACCAAGCGGACGCTTTAACCGTGTATTCATTCCACCCTGAAACATGATACATCCTGCCGTATGTTTTGCCTTTGTGAAGATGGGCGTACCACGTCTTTTTGTTTACTTTCATAGCTCCCCCACCAAGCCACGTCTTAAAACCTATCTCTTGCGACTCCTGTGAAAACTGCCCGTAACCTACTTCTCCGGGAATTGGATACTCCTGTAAACCCTTTAGAAAGTTATCAAAATAATCCTTAGTCATAAACCAGCAAGAACCCTGCATCGAGGCCGTATCGTCAATATCGTACATCGGGTCTGTGCGCTCCTTTTGTCTATCAAACCACTCAACCCCGTGCATCCCGTCGTCGTGATCTTTACCTTTGCGCGGGAAGTCAATATACATATAGTCTCTGTATGGCCGCGATTCGTTGATTGTCCACTCCTCCGCGTTTAGTGAATAGCGGCGCGGTATCTGTACCCAGTTATCCTCTAAATGGTTGTCTTTTAATACCTTATCGAATCCGGGCGCAAACATACAATGATCGTCCGTCTTTAGTATAAACTCCCCTTTTGCCCTTGCCACACAAGCATTTATACCTTTTCGCAGCCCTATGGGGCTGTTATTTAGCAGGTAGGTAATCTTGTTGCTATCAATAAATCTCTCTGGATGTCTTTCGTCAACATTTACGATAACCTCAACCTCCTCTGCGGCCTTGGCTAATACATCCTCTATCGTTTTGGTGAGAAACTGGCTGTTACGCGATGGGATTATCACACTTAACATAGACATATATTATGAGTATACACTATTTCTGTGATATTAGAAGCTGGGAGATGGAGATTCCGACGGACTTGGCGACACTGAGGCGCTTGGTGAGGCCGAACTAGATGCGCTCGGAGACAACGAGGGGCTGGAAGATGCTGACGGCGAGAGGCTAGCTGACGGCGAGAGGCTAGCCGAAGGACTAGATGAGGCACTGGCGCTGGGAGATAGCGAGGCACTAGATGAGGCGCTGGGACTTAAAGAAGCCGACGGACTGAGACTTGCCGACGCCGAGGCACTTTCGCTAGCCGATGGCGAGAGTGAGGCACTGGGCGAAAGGCTGGCACTAGATGAGGCGCTGGCGCTGGCCGAAGGACTAAGGCTAGCGCTGCTAGAAGCACTGGCACTAGCTGAAGGTGAAAGCGAGGCGCTGCTAGAAGCCGACGGACTAAGTGAGGCCGACGGTGATGTAGACGGGCTTTGTGACGGGCTAACCGACGCTGACTCGCTGGGAGAAACCGAACCTGACGGTGAGGCGCTGGCACTAGGCGAAACCGAAACACTGCCGGATGCTGATGGCGATGCTGACTTGCTTGCCGACGCGCTGGCGCTGGCCGAAGGACTAAGCGACGCCGAGGCGCTGGCTGACGGTGAGAGACTGGCTGACGGTGAAAGCGATGCTGACGGGCTGGAAGATGCTGACGGGCTAACGCTCGCGTCTATTGATGTCCATACCGCACTACTCTCATTACCTGCATTAAAATAACGACCGGAGTTGGTCGCGTTCTTCTTTATAAACAGTGCGCCTTTTTTGAAACCAGAGTCGCCTTCAGGCACCGTGTTACCGGAACCTATAACAATTCTGTCCCTGCCGTCCTTGAGAACAACCTCATTCCACAAATATGGATCCAAAGCAGTTAAAAAGTTGGACTCGGTTGTAGTTCTTTGTCCACCAACTATTGCCTGTATACGATCAATTTCGTTTTGTGTGCTTCGTGGTAAGTCTTCTTTTAACTTAAAAACACCCATTATTTGTTTTCCTTTTCCCCTAGCCCCGCAATGGGGCTAGGGGATTAAGTTTATCGGCTTAGAGCTTCCAGAAGCCCTCTACAAGCGCTTTGCGCCTTTCATCAGGCACTTTCGCGCCATAGACGTATAGACTCTTGTATTTCTTACCGAAGTTGGCTATTGCATCCTCTACTCCGTTTTCGGTTAGACCCATTGCGAAGCAGATTGCGGATTTGTGCCCGCCCATGCAGTTAAAGCCGTCCGTGGTGTTGCCGTTTACTCGACCATCTGCGGTTTCGTACACGTCAAAACCTGCGAACTTAGCGGGTAGTTTGCCGTTTTGCACGGCTTCTCGCCCACCCTCACTACCAACACCAACCCATTCTGGGGCTTGCTTTACAAGCGTTGCGATTGATGCGGGAAGTACCAACCAGCGATCTTCTTCAGGCACCTCTGCGTTTGTCAACAGCGTTGCAAGATCGGAGACCTTAGCAAATATGTTGCTTGCAGTAACCTGAACTGCTGTGTTGGCTTGAACCTCATAGGTTGCCCCAGCGGAGATTGCGCCGCCAGTGTAAGCGGAGGTTTCGTCATCCTTGTCATCCTCAATCACTATCGCAGTTGAAGATGTGAAGGTCTTGACTCGGTACCACGCGGAGTGACCAGACGCCTTAAATCCTTTACCGACCATGCCCGAGGCAAAGGTCGTTGCAGATCCAGTAACGGCTCCGGTTGTTACATCAACCGTTACAGTTCCGGTTGTGTAAGACGTACCACTTCTGTTACCAGCCGCAACATCCCCGTTCAAGTCCAATACAAAAGTGTCTATGATCTGCTTCATTCTCGAAGCAACCTGCTTTTGTACTGTCCCTTCTGGGTTTTTGACGTAGGAACGGAAGGTATCGTAGTCCTTTACTCTAAAATAAATATACTTGGCCTGATCTGTAACCAACTGTGCGTTGGACTCAGTCAAGTCGTCGGCAGTCATATCCGCGCCCGTATATGCGTGCGCGTCAATTGCGCCGAAGGTCAAAACATTGAGCTTTGAGGTTTTGTCTTTTATTTCTCCCTCATAGTCACTGTTTGTGATTGCCTCGGAAACGGAAGCTCTGTAAAAGATTTCCAGTGCTTGCGCGGCAAAGGCTTCTGCTAGTTTTGTAGGATATGTGGCCATAATCGTTTCCTCTCGACTAACTAAATATGTACTTGGTTAGGTCGCAGTTCCGATTTATGGCCGGAGTTAGCTTAATGACTTAATGTTAGAGATGGTTTTTAGTAACTGTCAATAGTAGAATGTTGATTATACGTTTAGCTTGACTTTGCCTTCTTTTATGAGCCTTCGATATTCTTTTTGGCCTTTCTCGCCGCTTTTTCTCAGTGCCATCAAATCTTCCTCTGATATGCCTTTTGGCTTCTCCGGCGCAGCATTACTATTACCGCCCGAAAGAAGCAACGATCCTTTGTTCTTTTTCGGCGTTGCCTTTTCAGCATGGAATAGGAATGCAGCCACAAGCTCGTCCAAGTCAAGAAAGCGTCTCTGTGGTTTTGATAAACAGTAGGCTCTGAACTCATCGCCATAATCAGATAATGAAGGGTATCTGGTCTGTACTTCTTCCGAGTCCACGAACTTATCAACCTTGCCTACCCACTCATCCATCCTCTTTGATTCCTGCGCCACCTCGTGTATCTTTTCAAACCTTTTCTCATTGATATATGTTCTTTTTAGTATGTTCTTGGAAAACTCCTCTAGGTCGTCATATTCCGCGCCCTGAGTCTTGGCATATGCGCGCAGCTCATCGTCTGTGGGATCAGATATGCTCGCCGCCTCATCAATAGTGTCGTTGAGCTTTTTGTTCTTGGAATACAATACAATGGCCTCTTTGCTTGAGTTTATGTATTTTTCCTTGTAATCGGTCTCCGGTTGGGGTTTGGGCTGAACTTGCGGCTCTAGTTGCGACGCGCTGTCTCCCGAATCGTCTATGGCATCGGGCGCCTTATCCTCTATTATGTCGTCAGCCATATCCTCCTTGGGATCGTCGGGCGCAGTATCCGCCTCTTTAACCTCTACGGGGATATCTTCGTTTACTATTGCTTCAACTTCTGGTTCGTGTGCTATTTTCTTGTTACGGTTGTCTAATCTCATAAAACTTCAACCTTTCCCATACGGGGTTTGGTGTTTATTTCTTTGCTGTCGTAGCCTCCTCTGCCTTCTTATCTGCGGCGAATAGATTAAGCCCCTCATATGCTAATCGTTGTGAGGGATTAAGGTATGATCTGCGCGCCTTTAAGAAGATCAGATCGGCTTTTGTTAGTGATGCTAGGCTCTTTGATGTGATCGCGTTAAGTTTTTCCTGTGATTCACCGTCCATCATATCAGTTTAGTATAAGAAGCATTTTATGTAACTGTCAACGCTTCTTCCTTGTTCTTCTGGCCTTGCGTCTAACTCCAACCTTCTTCACGTGTTTTGGTAGCCCCTTGGGCACGCCGTACTTATCCTTCCAGCGTTTGGCAATATCCGGGTGCTTTCTAAACATATAGCGCATTTGCGCCTTCGACTTAAACGGCACTAGCTTTTCTTGACGTTTTTTAGTGACTCCCTCAAGGCTTTTTCCGCCTTATCGGGCGCGGTCAAAAACGCTTCCTGTAAAATGTAGTTCTTTAGCCTTGCTTTCAGCTTGCTGTTTAAGTCCCCGTGCTCCTTGTCATCAGGTACGTCTGTTAATTGTAGTGCTACAGCATTTTTCATATCTCTAATGTAGGTAATAATATCCTCGACCGTAATGTTTTTAAGATTAAATGCCTGTTGCTGATAAGTATTTCTCTCCTCGATATTTAAATCCTCATAGTTTAGGCCGTATTCCTCAAGGATTCTGTCCATCAGGTTAATCATAGCTGCGCCGGAACCTCCGCGGGCACATTAGCCTGTTCTGCGGGCATTGCGGTCGGTGCCTCAAGCATTGGTATCGCGGGCTTTTGTTTCTCGAACTCCAAAACGGTTGCCATCTCGTCGGAGTTAAGGCCGGCAAACTCAAGCAGGTGTTTGTTGTATATATCCTGTAATGGCGTGTTGTCCGACATTGCAACCCTCACGGCGTTAAGTTTTTGCAACACATCAACATCTTGCGCCTGTTTATCCTCTTTTGTCTTTACTTCGACACCATATCCGGCCTTGCTCAACCAGCTTTTAGGCGATATCTCCTTGGAATAGGTCTTTTTGCCCTCTCTGCCCTTCTTGTATATGGTTACCGGATCAATCCAGCTGTTGGCTGCCTCAAGCATCTTGATGTACTTTCGACCGAAGTCTAGCCACGCCTCGGTGTAGTATACTGCGATACTCTTTGTTCTTTCTTGTGCGTTGGCTAATGCCAACTGTACCTCACCTAATGTAACCTGTCTTTGTTCTATCTGTCCTGTTTGCGCCGAGGTGGCGGCTACCGCCTTCTCAGCGATGCCAATAATGAATTGCATCTCATCTAACGACTCCGATAAGTCGCCCACAACGACATCCTTTACCACATCGTCCGGCTTGCCCGGTAGTGGATACCAGCCCCACGATACCGGAGTAAAGGTTTGTGGTACAAAGTTGGGGTTTGAGGCATCGTAGTAGTGCATGTTGAAGTTTCTCAAGGTTCTGTTCTCAACAAGCTGGCTAACCCACGAGTTTAACACCTTGTTGGGCTGTCTTAGCGTATCCGCCGGCGCATCACTCCAAAAGTCTGTTCTTTCGGGGTCTGTAGCCCACGAGGAATATGGAAAGTGTGCGTACCAAAAGTCATCTTCTGTCTCTCCAAGCACCTCGCAAAGCGGCGCCTTAAACAGCTTGAACATTCCGTTATCCGTTGCTGCAATTACATAAAGGATGATTCTTGTTTCGTTCAGTGATTTGTCATACTCCTTCAGGTACACCTCGTTTAGCTCAACATAGGTCTGACCGACAACAGGGGATAACGCATCAACCAAGCCCATGTCTGATAGTCTCTTAGCCTTTTCCTCATAGTTGTTGTAGTTGTTCTCAACCTCTTGAGATGCTGACTGTTCGGAGAAGTATGTTTTCAAACGCGCACGCTCGGATTTGTCGTACATCTTGTTTTCAACTAACCCACTCAGCGGCCTGTATATCCCTATCTGGATTACGCAGTTCGAGGAGTCTAGGTCGGCGGGGTCAACGTGACGCTCTACAAGCATATCCTGTGGGTCAATGATCTCAAACGTGAATCTGCCACCCTCTACGTTCAGCTTTTTGAATGTTCTGCCATATAAACATGCCTGCTTTTTATCAATTCTATCTCTTATAACCAGCTTGTTTACCTCGGACATTGTTCTCCAATACTCGTTGTAGAATATCTCTTTCTGCGCGTCATTGCCGAGGCTATTGAAAAATAGCATTGGCGGCTCGTCAATATCTTTCATAACCGTAGCGAGACCGTATCTCATAAGTGGCACGTTGACTGTTTGCCTCTGCGTAAGTCTGTTAGTGATTACCTTGTCTCTGTATAGCGTGTAATTGTCATTCCAATCGGTGTGCCGCCTCTCTCTAAAGTTCATTGCGCTTTCTTTTTCACGCGCAATTCTCTGTAAATCTTCGTCTTGGATTTCGTCTAGTATCGGCACGGTCGGCATGGTTTAACTGTAACAACCTCTTTTTGTAATTGGCAACCCGACCCATAGCGAAAAGTTGCGATGTTGTTGTGGCGGCGTTTGTGTCGAAAATCACGGGGGTTAGATAAAAGCGATGTGTGTCCTATAGCTCTAATAATCGTAGGGTTGTGCCAAACCGCCGTAGGGCGTATCCGCGCCTGTTAGTTGTTCCGGCGACGGTAGGTGGTACTGTGGCGTCTCCTCGATTGTTATGAAGTTCTTGGACATACCGTATCTTATGGCGTCCATGGCGTGATTGAGCGCGGAGCTTGGCTCATTGATCGTCTTGCCTTCTCTGTTAGTCATCCACATATAGTTGCGGTACTCCTTGATAATGTTTAGGCTTTGCTTCGTAACCGAAATCTTTTGATCCCGAACGTATTGTATGCCTTGCAGCATACTCCCTTGACCTTTTAATGTCGGTAGAATATCCACACCATAGCTTGCTATTTCGTCAATACTCTTTGGTTCTGCCGAGTCTGCCAGTGTGATAGCTCTTGGAAGGTTCAAAAGTATGTCTGCAATCTGTTTGTTACTTAAACCCTTGGTATGTGCCACCTCGTCGAGTATAAAGCCGTCATTGAACTTGTAGACGGCTACGATGGCTGTGGGGTTGTTGGTATAGCCAAAGTCAAGCCCGTAACACTCAAGTCTCGCCTCGAAGGGTATTTCATCTATAAGTTGCCAGCCGCTATATACTCTGCCCTCAACCTCCCCTAGTTGCCCTTCGCCGTACACGCGCCACCAGTTAATCCTGCCGGGGTTACTCTTATGCTTCTCTAACGCCTCGACTTCGGGCTGTGATAGTGCCTCATTATCCTTGTAGGTTAAGACTAGGAAGTCGTGGTCTGTGCTGTAAGGCACAATATCTGTGTACCACCAAAACTCGCTGATAGGATTCCAGTCGAGAAACACTATCTTGCGGGTTCTAACCTCAAGCTGTACATAAGTTTCAAACGGCACGTTGTTTGCCTCATTGATAAACAGCACGTGGCGGCGAGCGCCCTTTACACGCTCCGAGTCCTCCACCGAAAAGAACTCAACAATGTTTCCGCGATCAAACGTGTAGATTGAGTTTGTGGAGTTCCAACGGCTATCCTTCCAATAACCCTGCGTCTTCATAATGTTTTCAAAGTCACGCATCGCACCTTTACGCAGAAACGGCATGGTCTCGGCCACAACTGATATGACCTCGTTGTGAATCTCCTTATGCTGGGCATAGCCTATCAACCATATGAGAATGGAAACGGTCTTGCTCGCGGAAGCGCCGCCACTTATTGCGCGAATACGCTTGTTGAGCTTACATATCTTTCTTGTCGCTGTTGTCTGAATATACGACATGGGGGGTTAGTTATAGGATGGGTGGCCAATTTTATATAAAGCCGTGTTTTGCGACACTCGGTGTTGTTGTGACAACATTCTCGTTTCTCTAAACTCCGTGTTATGGGTTATGTTTTGGGTGCTCGCCGCCATCAGGATGAACATTTACGTTAATGATGGGTTGCGGAAGCGGCTGGCCGGCTGTTGTATTATCCACCTCTGTTTTATCTTTGAAGCCGTGATTGTTCTTCAAAAGGAAGATGGACATTACAGGATTGTATTTGTGGGAAAGCCCCTTTGTCTGCATCATGTCGGCCTGAATGGCAAGCATTTTTTTTAATGACTCGGAGAACTCCCTATGTACATTAGCCCATTCAAAGATTGTATCCGGGTTCACGTTCAAGTAGGCTGATAGCCCCTGCGTTGTGGGTATCATGCCCTCAATCTCTCTTTTCAAGGTAAACTCCTCAACCTTCTTTAGCACACCAACATTGTACTTAGTGGGATGCCCCGGCTTCTTGTATTTTATATTCTTTTCTTTTCTTACAGCCATTCGTTTATACCCCATAATACGCACACAACAAGTAATGTTGCAAGGGCGCCGACGAGTATTCCTAAATAATCGCTGCAATACGTCATATCTAGCTGCTGCGGGGGAGGTGGCGAGAATGTCTAGGGTTGTATCCGAACAAGATCCCCCGCAGCAGTCAGATACCACGAATCAAAATATAGCAATTAACACTGTGTCCGCTTCTGCTGCTTGCGGCCGCGCGTCGCAGGTATCCTCTCCTACACAGCACCTCAGCCGACGCACGAATTGTGCGCGGATTGGCGTCCGGTAAGCGTTGGGTTATATCACTTAACGCTATCGGTCTATCGTTGTCGTGCGCCCACTCTGTAATTACATCGTGTATAG